CTCGGAAACAGGCCAAATTTTATTATTTTTGATCATGGGCTTACGTGGGTTTCAAGGTTTAGCGCGCAAGCAGGCGCGGGAGCAGGTTGAGGGGCGCAAGCGGCGTCTTGTGTTGCCGTGGGATCGCAAGGGACTGTCGCGCGTCGATCGCGTGATCGCGTTTCTGGAATTTTTACCGATCACCAAAGGCAAACTGACCGGGCGCAAACTGCAGCTGTTGCCGTCGCAACGGGCGTTCATCCAGGATGTTTATTCGCGCCCGGATGCTCGGCCGGTTCGGCTTGGAATCTTTTCCGAACCGCGTGGGAACGGCAAGACCGGACTGATTGCCGGCCTCGAGCTCTGCCATTTGTTCGGGCCGGAAGCGGAACTGCGCGGCGAGTGTTACTCGGCTGGCATCGATCGGCTGCAGGCTGGCCTGATTTTCAACGAAATGGAGGCGATGATCCTCGAGGTGCCGGAATTTGCCTATCGCTGCAACATCCAGCGATACGGCAAAAAGATTGAGGTGATCGAAGGTCACGGCATGGGTTCGAAGTATGAGGCGTTGTCCGCGGATGCGCGGCGTGCTCACGGATTGTCACCGACGTTCTGGGCATATGACGAACTGGCGCAGGCGAAGGATCGTGTGTTGCTCGATAATTTGCAGACCGCGATGGGCAAGCGCAAGCGCTCGCTCGGTGTGGTGATTTCGACGCAGGCGGCGAATGACGATCATGCGTTGTCGCAACTGATCGACGATGTTGAGACCGGTGCCGATCCGTCGATGGTGGTGCATCTGTTGTCGGCGCCGGCCGATGCGGATCCATTTGATCCGGCTGTGATCCGTGCCGTGAATCCGGCGTTCGGCAAGTTTCTTGACGAAGCGGATGTGCTGGCTGAGGCGGAGCGGGCGCGGCGGATGCCATCGTTCGAGAGTGCTTTCCGCAATCTTCGGCTCAATCAGCGGATAGCGCAGCACGGGCGGGACCAGTTGCTGACGCCTGAGGTTTGGAAACTTGGCGATGCACCGATTGATGCGGAAATTTTTACCGACGGGCGTCCGGTGTTTGGTGGGTTGGATTTGTCGTCTACGGTTGACCTTACCGCGTTGGTGTTGGCGGCTGAGGATGACGATGGCAACGTGCATTTGTTGCCGCAGGCTTGGACACCCGGCGATACGTTGAATGAGCGGATGCTCCATGACCGCGCACCATATGATGCTTGGGTGCGCGCGGATCAGCTCACGGCAGTGCCGGGCAAGGCAATTGATTATGACTGGGTCGCGGTGGCGCTGGCTGATGCCGGGGAGCGAATGAACCTGCGCCAGATTAATTATGACCGTTGGGGGATCAAACAGTTTCAACAGGTTCTGGACCGGCTCGGGATTAGTGCCCCACTCGAGCCAATGGGACAGGGTTTTCAGGATATGTCGCCGGCGGTGAAGGCGTTCCAATTGTTGGCGGTGAATGGACGGATCCGGCACGGTAATCATCCGTTGTTGCGCTGGTGTTTTTCCAATGCGGTGGTGACCCGCGATGCGGCAGACAATCGCAAGCTGGATAAGGCAAAGGCGTATGGCCGGATCGACGTTGCTGTAGCCGCGGTGATGGCGGTTGGTGCGCTGAAAGCGACGACCGCGACACCTGAATACGACATCGCCGCGATGATCGGTTGATGCCGAAACTCTAACTCACACCTTCACCACCCTTGGGAGAGACTACGATGACCAGACTGTTGTCTGGCATGGCGCTCGCGCTGTGCCTTGTGTTTTCGACTCCTGCCTACGCTGACGTCGTTCTCGGTGGTCAGCTTTGGACCAACACCGGCACGACCCTGACACTGGAATCCACGGTGCCGGGCGGCAATCAGCCCCTCAATATTCAATGCGTCATCTGCGGCGACCATCAGCCACAGCAGTCGTCCACGTTCGGCTACACCAATTTCAAGAATAGCGGCAGTCTCTCCGACGCGATCTTCTTCTCGACCAACGTGTCGGGCGGCGGCAATCCTGGTGTCGACACTGTGGGGCTGCCCTATGACGGCTCGTTCCTGCGCGCTTACCTGGAAGCCAACGGCGACCCGAACCTGACGTTCTCCATCGGCATCGACGTCAACGACACCGGCACGCCGCAGACGCTCGAGGCATTTGCGCTGTTGAACCTGACGCAGCACACGGTGCTGGCGCAGTATTCCTTGCTGCAGCCAGGCGGCGCGTTGATCCCGTCGCAAAACAACGGGACCGGATTTCCCGACTACACGCTGTCCGGTTTCGACATCAACCTCGGCACCGACATCCAGGCTGGTGATCAGCTGATTTTCTACGCGCGCATATCGGGCGCGAACGATGGTCCCGACTCGTTCTTCCTCATTCCGCAGGCGGTGCCAGGGCCGATCGTGGGTGCGGGACTGCCGGGATTGATCATGGCGTGTGGCGGTCTGCTTGCCCTCGCGCGCCGCCGGCGCAAGCATTGCGCCTGATCCCCAATATATGGCTGTCGTCAACTTGGCCGCGTCGGCGTTCTCGACGACGGGATCAATCTCCGCCAGCTCGACATCGTTGACCGTGGCCGACGCGAGCGGGTTTGCGGTCAACGACTACCTGATTGTCGAGATCGGCGGCGAGGCGGGCGCCGGCGCGCGCGGTACGATCGGCGTCGGCGGCGCTTGGCCGGACTTGTCATATGCCAACGCGGTGGCGATGCGTGCCGACACTGGACGGGCCGACGGGCAATATGCCTATAGGGCCGACACCGGGAACGTCTACCGCAGCTTTGGCGGCGTGTGGCAGCAGCAGACCTATTACTATTGGGCCAAGGTGATCCCGCGCAGTCTTGCCGCGCGGATCATAGCGAAGGCCGGAAATGTCCTCACGCTCAGCGTCCCGGCAGTTGTCGCGACAACGAATGCCAAAGTGTATTTCGACAACTTTCCGGTCTTCAACGCCCGCGCGGCCGACGCAAACGGCACGGAGATCGCTTGGCCCGCCGGAAACTTTGCGCTGTCCGATATGTGCTGGGCGCAGGGGAAATCGGGCTGGCACATGCACGGGACGAGCAAGACGGCCACCAAGCTGTTTTTCCCGAAGGGCATATCGGCGGTTGCCCTGATAGATTTTTCCGGCACCGGGTCAGGCAATCGGGTCAGTAATCTCTGCGTCCAGGGCAACGCGCTGACTCAAGGCTACATGATCGCGTGGAACCCGCCCGGCACTGATCAGACTGCCGCCAAAGCGCACATGGGCATCTTGTTTTCGAGCCAGACCAACGGGGTTATCAGCGATACCAAATCAATCGACACGTTTCAGAGCGCGGTTGTATCGTACTGCGTGAACACGTCCATCTACCGAAACGATGCGTTTTTGACGGAGGGGCTGCAAGAGTACGTCCAGTGGCAGATACACGGCGCCGACAGTACCGGCGGCGAGTTCGTGGATTGTACGGTGACGTCAGCGAAGCTGACGGCCGGGATCGAGTGGTTCCGGTCGACCGGAAATATCATACGGAACTACACTGGCGTTAATGCCACCGTATCGCTCAATAGCTGTGATAACTGGCAAGTTATAAACCCGGCCATAGCGATTACGGCCAACTCTCAGCTAAATCAGACTTCGTTCGGTAAGAATAACTCGGTTATTACGATAACTGATACGATTGGTGGATTGCCTATTTCTAACGGTGGCATCCTCACAAATCCCACCATTAACATGCAAGGTTACATCAACGCGGAAAACGACGAGTTGACCGGCATTATAGTCGGTGTGCCGAATGTCAGGATCATTGGCGGCACGTATAACGGTCTCGACTATGCCGCCCCGTCGACGCTCATGGGGCCTCAAGGTATTCGCTCCAACGGGCTGAACACGCTGGTCTCGTGCTTTACTTGTCACGGCCAGATCGCGGCAGGATCGGCTACCGTCGATCGCGCCAATATCGGAGTGAACAACGGCTTGATCTTCTACAGCCGCGCCGGATCGATCTACGGCACTCCCGGCAGCGTGGCGCTGGCAGGGAACGGCTTGCCAACCGACGCACAGAACGTGGCGTGCCATCGGCTGCAATAATGACCGGCTGATCCCGAAGGACTGATCCATGCACTATCAGCAGCGCGCGGCGCCGCCTCCGGGCGGCGAGCCGGACGAATTCATATTGTCGGACGGATCGCTCGATCGCATGGGCGACGTCATCGATCCGTCCGGCTGGCAACTCGACAAGATCAAGAGCGATCCGCCGGTGCTGTTTAATCACGATCGCAATCAGATCGTCGGGCGCTGGACCGATATCCGCGTCAGCGACGGCAAGCTGATCGGCCGCATTGTCTGGGCGAAATCCGACAAGTGGCCGATGGGCCAATACATCCGCGATCTCGTGCGCGAGGGTGTGCTGCGCACGGTGTCGGTCGGTTTCCAGCCGGTTGCCAGGCAGCCGCTGACCAAAGAGGCCGACCCGCAGCACGGCCCGTTTCGTTTCACCAAGCAGACGTTGCTTGAATGCTCACTGGTCTCAGTACCGGCGAACCCGAATGCCTTGGCGCTCGCCAAGGACTATCCGCGCGATGTCCTCGCCCAGGTCTTCCGCAAGTCAGCAAGTGAAGATCTCGGGGAGCTGCGTGCGTCTCACGCCAAGCCAGGCAAATCCCCAGAGACGACGAGACGAAACATGCAAACCCATACGATTTCCCAGAAGATCCAGGCGGCGCAACAGAACCTCGGAATGCTGCGCGAGAGCCTCAACGACCTGGCCGCCAAACCCGATTTGGATGCCGACGAAAAGAAGCGCTACGAGGATGAGCTGCCGCAGCAGATCGACGCGGTTCGGCGCGAACTGGAAGCGCATCGCCGCGTCGAGCGCTCGCTGGTCGATGACACGCCGGCCACGATTCAGCACGAGCCGCAGCAGCAGGAAATTCTACTGCCGACGGCGACTTCGAACACGCCGGTCATGCCGCCGGACGGCGGGCGCAAACTGTTTGCCGTTCCGAAGAAGAAGCTCGAGCCGGGCGATTATGTCGCGCGCGCGCTCGCGGCCTGGACCAAGGCGCACGACACCAAAGATCCGCTCGATAAGGTCCTGCGCGACGGCTACGGCAGCGACGAGATGACCAACGTCGTGCTGCGCGCCGCGGTCAACCCGGCGATGACGACGGTGGCGACCTGGGCGGCCGAGTTGGTCCAGACCAGTAACGTCGACTATCTCGATCGGCTGATCCCAAACTTTATCTTCCCGCAGCTCAAGGCAATGGGCAGCAGCTACACCTTCGGTAATAACGGTGTGCTGAAAATTCCGGTGCGTGCGGCAACGCCGACACTGGCAGGCGCGTGGACCGCTGAGGGCGGGGCGAAGCCGGTCAAGCGGGCGAGCTTCTCGACCGTAAGCCTGACGCCGACCAAACTGTCGGTCATATCCACCTTTTCGGAAGAGATGGCCACATACGGAATGCCGTCGATCGAGGCTATCATTCGCCAGGCCATGTCGGATGATACCGGCGTTGCGCTCGACACCTATCTGAGCGACAACGTGGCCGCCTCGGCCGGCGTGCGTCCGGCCGGATTGCTCAACGGTGTAACGCCGATCACTGCATCGGCCGCAACACCGACACTCGCCGCCATGGTCGCCGATCTCAAGGCACTCGTTGCGGCCATCACCGCAGCCGGTGGCGGCGGGCGTGGGCCGATTGCGATCCTGCTCAATCCGGCACAGGCGCTCGCGCTCAACTTTGTGCAGACCACGACCGGCGACTTTGCATTCAGCAGTGCAGAGGAGGCGGCGAGTAAGTTGGGCGTGCGGTTCATCGTCAGCAACACGGTGACAGCCGGGCGTGTGATTGCGGTGGATGCTGTCGACTTCGCCACCGCGCTCGGCGACGTGCCGCGTTTTGCGGTGTCGACCGAGGCAACACTGCACGAGGAAGACACCACGCCGCTCGCGCTCGGCACCGGTGCGCAAGGGTCCGGTGTACTGGCCGTTCCGATGCGCTCGCTGTTCCAGACCGATGCCGTCGCGATCCGCATGAGCCTCTATGTCTCGTGGGTGATGCGGCGCGCGAGCATGGTGCAGACCATCGCTGCGGTCAGCTGGTAACAACATGCCGGCGGCCATTATCAGCGGGCCCGCAATTGCCAGCGGTCAAAGCCTGTCGAGTGTGCTCGACCTTTCGCAAAAGACCACCGGCATCAAGCGGATCACGTTGCCCGCACAATGGTCGTCGGCGTGGCTGACCTTCCAGATCTCGCAGGACGGGGCGGTGTATTCCGACCTGTACTGGCCGACTGGCGGCCTCGTCGTGGTGACGGTCGTGCCCGGCAGCACGATCGTCACCGACCCTGCGGTCTGGGGTGCGGCGTTCTTCAAGTTTCGCTCGGGCTCGCCGACAAACCCGATCGTGCAGACTGCGACCCGCAATTTCACCTGCGTCGTGGAATAGGAGACCATCATGGCTGACGAAATCCGACAAATTCAGGTGCTGCTCGGCCCGTATCGCGACCATCGGCTGACCGTCTCGGCGGCCGACGCCGATGCCGCGATCAATAACCATTGGGCGGTCGACCCATTCCACGTCGCCGCGCCGGATGAGGAACCGCATCCGCCGCTGTCCGACGAGGAACGGCAAGCCGCGCTCGAGGCCGCTACGACCTGGGCACAGACGCAATGGGACACCGCGCAGCAAGTGCCGCCACCGGATCCGCCCCCACCGGAGGGAACGCCGATTACACGGGCGAAGCGGGAGCGCGACATGAAGCCGGACGAGTCATCCGGCAACTACGCCACGCGCGATGCCGACGACCGCAAGAAGCGCTAGCCTGTGGGCATGCTCGACAACCTGGCGCGGCTGATCACGCCGCGCCAGAAAGCCAATCCCGCGGGTGAGGGCAACTATCACCCTGGCCCGTACACGGTGAGCGGCGGCTATATACCGGCCGGCTCGCCGTGGAATTTCTGGCAATGCGATATCGACCCGGTGCCGGTGGCCGGTTGCTCGACGGTCGAGGCGTGCGTGTGGGCCTACATCCGCGCGATCGCGCAGCTTCCCGGCTATCACAAGCGCGAGCTTGCCAATAATGGCACTGAGACGGTGACCACGTCGGCGCTGTCGCGCCTGCTGCGCGCGCCGAACGGGTATCAGACACCGTCCGATTTTCTGGTGCATCTGATCCGCTCGCTGCTCTACACCGGCAACAGCTACTGGATTGCGCAGCGCAACGACCGCCAGGAGATCGAGGCGCTGCACTGGACCGATCCGCGCTGCTGCCATGTGCGCGAGGTGAAGATCCCCGGTCAGGTGTTTGCCGAGGTGTTCTACGAGATCAGCGACAATCCGTTGATCAATATGCCGAGCCTCGCGGGCAATTCGCTGGTCGTGCCGGCGCGTGACGTGTTGCACGTGAAACTTGCCACGCCGCGCAATCCGCTGATCGGTGAGACTTGGCTGTCGGCGCTGGCGCCGGAAATGGCGACGCGCTCGGCGATCTATAGTTCGGCCGCCACGTTTTCCAACAATATGAGCCGTCCGTCCGGCGTGCTCACCACCGACCTTCAGATCAAGCAGCCCGACGTCGAGATTTTGCGCGCGCGCTGGAACGAACAGGCCAAGGGCATGAATGCCGGCGGCGTGCCGATCCTGACCCACGGGCTGAAGTTTCAGCCGATCTCGATTTCCAACGAGGACGCGCAGATCATCGATCAACTCAAACTCAACGATCGCACCATTGCCTCGGTGTTCGGCGTGCCAGCGATTATGCTCGGCATAACCGATACGGCGACACAGAAAAGCGCCGAGGCAATCATGAGAGAATGGCTCGCCTCGGGGCTGGGCTTTATCATCACGCATATCGAGCAGGCGTTTGAAAAACTCTTTGGCCTTGCCACGGTGCCGGCCGGGCGCGAGTGGACCGAGTTTGATCGACGCATGCTGCTAAGCTCGATGTTTGCCGAGCGGATCGAGGGGCTGGTGCGCGGCGTGCAGGGCGGCATTTTCTCGCCCAACGAAGCGCGTGCGCTTGAGGGCTATCCCGCGGTTGAGGCCGGCGACGAGCCGCGCGTTCAGCAACAGGTGGTGCCGCTGTCCTTCGCAACGACACCGCCTGAACCTCCGCCGGCACCAACGCCCCCCGTCATGCCGGCGGAGGACCAGGAAGAGCCCGAGCCGGTCGACGAGGACGAGGAAACGGCGCTGGCGATGTATCACCTGCAACGCGAGATCTCCCATGTCCGCGCAGCCTGACCGCGCGCTGATGCG